GTTATACTAGGCGTTATTGTTATACTAGGAGTAATGCTAACAGTTGGCGTTACACTCGGAGTTAATGTTACGCTAGGCGTAATACTTGGAGTTATAGATACTGTAGGCGTAATACTGATAGTAGGACTCACTGTAATAGTAGGCGTTAAACTAGGCGTTCTTGTTATAGAAGGTGTTATTGATACCGTAGGAGTCATACTCGGAGTTAGCGTAATACTTGGAGTTATAGATACACTAGGCGTAATACTAATAGTTTGACTTACGCTAGGTGTTATTGTTACACTAGGCGTTACACTAACAGTAGCTGTTGTACTTGGAGTTAATGTAATGCTAGGCGTTATACTAACCGTAGGACTCACTGTAATAGTAGGAGTTAAACTTGGTGTTATAGACACTGTCGCAGTGATAGTAACAGTCGGAGTCATACTCGGAGTTAACGTTATCGAAGGAGTTACACTAGGAGTTCTAGTAATACTTGGAGTAAGAGTAACTGAAGGCGTTATAGAAACTGTAGGAGTTACACTAGGCGTTAATGTTACACTAGGTGTTAACGTTATGCTTGGCGTAATTGAAACCGTAGGCGTAGTGCTCGGAGTCAATGTAACGCTTGGAGTAAGAGTGAATGTAGGTGTAATTGAAATTGTAGGTGTAGTACTTGGAGTCAATGTAATACTTGGCGTTAGAGTAATACTTGGAGTAATTGAAACCGTAGGAGTTACACTAGGAGTTCTAGTAATACTCGGAGTTAGAGTTACACTAGGCGTAATTGAAACTGTAGGAGTTACACTGGGAGTTCTAGTAATACTCGGTGTTAATGTAACGCTTGGAGTAATTGAAACCGTAGGAGTTAATGATACACTAGGAGTTTTAGTAACGCTAGGAGTCAATGTCACACTAGGAGTTAAAGTTATGCTTGGAGTTAAAGTTATGCTTGGAGTAACTGTAACGCTAGGAGTGAGGCTATAACTAGGAACAACAAAATTGTATCTGACTCTATTGCCGCTTCCGTAAGGGTCTAAATTCTCTAATTCTACGTAGTAACTAAAATCGTCTACATAAACTTCCTTTCCAGCAATTAAAACATCTAACGGAACACTGGTAGCGGTCAAAGTGCCGGCGCCGGTGAACGAGGTATTGTATCGGATATTGAAGGGTCCGACAGAGTTACCATAGTCCGTTAATGTTATTAATATTTGCATCTATCTCTTTTTATAAATATTTTTATTCTTATACTGAACATACAGTTGAACAGTTTGTGCTATGGACGCTGATGTCTAATATAATTGCTACTCCGTAAGTACTGTATTCAGTTATCTTATATACAAATCCAGTATGACCAATATCAGAGTAGTAGTGAGTGCTAATGTATCCGGATCCTTGAGGAATAGCCACTAACACATCGGTATTGATTAAAGTACATCCAGGGAAATCACAACTATACTCGTTGGCTAAATAGAAGTCGTAAAGTGAAGGAAGACTAGGCGATATAGACACACTTACGGTAACACTAGGAGTAATCGATACAGTAGGCGTTTTACTTGGTGTAAGTGTTATGCTTGGCGTAATACTGAAAGTAGGCGTAATACTAGGTGTCAAAGATATCGATAAACCTGGTGTATTAGAAATACTAACTGTTGGTGTTATGGAAACAGTTGGAGTTAGCGTAACACTTGGAGTTTGCGTAATACTTGGAGTAACACTAGGAGTAATAGATAAACTAGGACTCACCGATATACTAGGGCTTGGTGGTATTACAGAAACGGAAAAAGTAAAGTGATTATCCGATAAAGCCGGGATATAGTTTGTATTGACTACAGTTACAATACCTTGAGCATACAAAATATTACCAACGTGTTCGTAATTATTGAATGCATCGACAATATTTCCGTTTCCGTCGTCTATAATTTTGTAAGTGCTATTATTTGTAGATTCCCAAGTAAAGGTTTTTCTAGCAATTTGCTCTCCAAAAGTTCTTGTAGGTATTGCAAAGAATCTTATTTCATCTCCACTTGCGGTAGGAAAATATCTAAGATCGTTATCGTAACTTCCTGATGCAGCTGTAGATTGGAGACTTGGATTGTATCCACTTCCTGTTCCTAATAAAGAAGATGAAATGTATTCTTTGTAGTAAAGCTGTTGTATAGTTTTATACTTAAGCGCATACTGAACGTTTGGGCTTAGTACAGAACCAGATAAAACAGTGGGTACATTTACCCCTTTATTTTGAGTAATTCCATAAGAAGCCAGAGATGAACTGGCGAAAGATGAAGAATACTTTAATTTTATTGGGGTAGTTGTTATATCTGAAAACCGTATGGTATTCTTTGCGATACTCATTTACTACCAGTCTAATTTTACTCTAACTAATGCTTCTTTGGTGAAATCTTTAACTAAAGGTTTTGATAACTTTGCAACGGCTAAAAGCTCGTTGTTATTGTTATACATGCCCACAGTTGTCATATATGTTTGAGGACTATTGATAAAGTTAGAATAAACTAAATTACCAGATCCAGATATAAATGAAGGATTAGAAGTGTAATTATACTCACCATTTTTAATTCTTACAAACACATAATCAGAAGATATTGTTTCTTGAGAATTTAATGTAAATCCAACGCTTGAAGCGCCGCTGCCACTAATTAAACTAAACATCTTAGCGTTATTCAAACCATTTACTGTGGTAAGAGTTGACCATGTTACATTTAAACCTCCGCTTGCTACTGGTGCTCCTAATGCTTTTGGATTCAAGATAATCAATCCAACGTCTGGTAAAAATAAACCGTAAGAACCGGAGTTAGTGTAACCTTTGGTTGGATTTCCTTGAGGAGTAACCGTTAAACTTGCTGCAGTGCCATTAGAACCAGAAATAATATCAAAAGCTCTTCCACAATCTAGGTAAGTAACCGTAGATACGTCGTTAGAGTTATCAGTCAATCTTAAAGAATCACTACCATTTTTTAGAATTAAATTAAAAGTACCTGGAAATAAATTTCCCTTGTATCTATTTCTATCTATAGGAATTGCAATAAGATCTAAAGAAGAGGTATTGCCAGTTCCAAAGTTTACAGCAGACTCAGCGTCTCCGTAAATAAGATTTCTATATTGACCGTAAGTGATTCTACTAGGCGTATTCTGAGGTACCAAACTATTTAAAGGCACTGAACCAGTTCCGTCGATGTGACCGTAAGCAATAGAGAATTGTACTGCTGCTGCGCTATCAGTAGAGGCGGTTTGATATACGTCTACGTAATAACTACCAGTCGCATTACCTGAAAGAGTATAAAATGATGTTAATGTTGGTGCGTTTGTACTCCAAGCTGGTGCAGTAACTGAATCTGAGGATACTACGAAATCGGTTGGATCAAGCTTTGTGAAAGACATATACTAAGTATTATTGATTTGTTTTAATGATTGTTACAGGTACACTAATTCTAGCTCCAGAGTCTCTACCTACAACGATTAATGTTGTTTGAAGAGTGCTGTTTGTACCGAATAAAGTATTTACTGTTGTAGCGGTCAAGTTAATTGTGGTACCAATAACTGTCTTACTTACGTTAGTTCCAATGGTTGTTGTAGCGTTCAAAGAAGTAACCTCAGGCGTGTTTATACCAACTCCTGTAACATTACTCATTGTTCTTACATCTCCTATAGTTACAACGTAGCCTGATTGCTCATATGTGCTTGTAGCGCCCAAATAGTTCAATGTTTGAGGTGTAATTGACAAAGAAGCTCCTTGACGTAAGCTAATATTATTGTATCCAATATCCAATACTGGAAGTTTTGCTGTACCTCTTGGTAAAGTGATCAACTTATATTTCATGATTTCAGTATCGTCAGGGAAGGCCTGTAATACTGGCATCGCTTCTATGGCTTCTCCGTAGAAAGCAGATCCTGAAGGATGGTTTGGATTATACAAAGTGTAATCTATCTCGTCGTCTGACAAAGAAAATTGTGTAATTTGAAAAGAGCCGTCGTTTCTGGCCAATAATTCTCTACCTTTTTTGGTTAGAATTGCGTCTACTACGACTGAAGTGCTACTTAAATAAGACATATAAATGGGCTTTAAAAATAAATATTGCTAAATTAGGTTTTGTTGTTTTAATGATTTTACCACGTTACCAGAATTATCTCTGACAATGGGGTCTATATATTGGGGGAATATCAAACCATCGTCAGTAATGTTCGAAGATCCTGAAAATGCTAATATTAGGTTAGTTTCATCAGGAGATCTTCTTAGTGCTATGTACTTAGAAATATAACCAGGTATAGCGTATGTGTCGGTGTCTTTTGCATTTAATTCTCTATCTAGAGTAAAATACCAAAAAGTAACACTAGAACTAACTTCAGAATATATATTGTTTACTCTATATTCAGATTGATTAAAATTTCCCCAGGCGCTAGCTGAATTATACAATCTTACTAAATCCATTTGATCTAACGAAAAATTAGATATTGGTGTCTCTAATCCAGCAGCAGTGTTTAACTCTATAAATTGATTGTAATACAAAGATTGAGTGGCTGATAATCTTATTGTTCTATCGTCAACTGCATACCACCTGCTATCAGAATCGGTAACAGAAGTATAATATGCGCTACTAGATATCGATGCTCCAGTATTATCATAAAAATATTCTTGAGATATAGATACAGTGAGAGTATCGCCCATTACCCAGTTATAAGGAGATGTGGGGATATTTACAGTGTAATAATACGGAGAAGATTGAGCTGCAGCTATTTGTTCTGTATGACTAAATGTATCGTAAGGCGCTAACCAAGGTCTAGCCGTATTTGTTACTAACACATTTACCCAAGTGTCTTGTGCGGCATTAGGAGTCACTTTTGCGCTAGCTGTAAAATTAAGTAATAGGATACCAGGAGGCGCACTCATTACAACAGTTACGGATCCCCAATAGCCTTGATCAGTTGGGGCTAAATACGTGTAAGACGGAGTGGAGGTAGTGGTAGTTACTTCTATAGGTGTATTTAAAGAGTATACTTTATTATTGTTAGATCCATCTGTACTATGCAGAATTGGGCTATACCTAAATCCTCCTTCGTATATATTAACGTTTTGATTGTTAGTAAGATACTGCGCCATGTTATTATTGGGATCGTAGTTGAAAAGCGATATATTCACGGGTTCTCCTGACATAAACACATTTTGCGTAGTGAATACGTTTGCATTTGCCTTGGTTAAATCCAATACATTTTGATTGTTATCTAACATGTACTTTATCTGAGCATTTACTCTGCCAGGTAATTGAAAGGACGAAGAATACATGTCCACCAAGTAACCGTATTGATATTTTATTTTATCGATAGCCGCCGTACTACCGTAAGAGCTGTCTCCTATTGTATAATCGTTGTAAGTTGCACTAATTGTTTTTGATCCATAATATCTAGGAATTGTAAAACTTTGTAATGCGTAGTTTGAATCTTGTAGCTCTGCGTAAGGAATATTAGGATTAGTATATGCGGCATTGTTATCGTAACCTGGAACTTGGCTTGCCGATATGGACTGAGTTACTATTCCGTAATTTATAGGCGTAGATTGATTAGAGGTGTAATCTAAATCGAAATATTTTTTAGATCTAACTGATCCTGTAACGTTTTGATATGTGGCTCCCAAAGATTGAGTTACAAACCCCGAAGCAGTAACTGTAAAATTTTGAGAAACTTCGTATTGTTTAGCAAAAGTAGTTAGTGTAGTCGCTGTAATAACAGATCCGCTAAATTCGCCAGTGTATTTTTCTACTCCTTGAGAAGATGTGTAAGGCGCGTAGCCAATTAGAGTTAGTAATGGCGATTCCCAAGCAGTAGATCCTGATATGCTATTTGCAGCAGACCCAGTTATTGTTAGTAGTTCTATAGACTGACTTAGGTTATTGTCAAAGCTTGAACTAGGCTCGTGTCTAGCGTATTTGTTTCTTTCTAGAATGTGTGACTTAATAACGATACCAGTAGAAACATTAGATCTTGCAGGAACAAAATCCCTTATCATTTTAAATACGCTATTATTGTAGTACTTAATTAATCTAATGTATTCCCAAACGCTGTGAGAACCTGTAGTGAATTGAAATGTAGACTGTCTTAAAGTGTCTAATGCCCCGTAAGAACTGGATTGTGCGTATCCAGGATCTCCAATATATTGATCTATGTTAAAATAACCCAAAGAGGAAGTAACAAAAGCATTGATAGAGTTTGCAGGACTGAATCCAACTTCTACATCAGGTATATTAATTCTATTATTAGTGCTATAGTATTGTATTGTGGTTTCTGGAGATAGTAAAGAACTTGATAAAGACGCACTAAAGCTTCCAGTTATGATGGATACTTTTTCGTTGTTTATACTAAAAACTCCATCTTTACTTGCAATAGGATATCCACCAAATTCATTTACGGTAAGAATATTATCTGGAATACCGAAAGTACTTAACAATGCTTTTATGCCTCTTTGTGTTCCTCTTGTCTTAAGTAAGTAAGGTAAGTTGTGATATATTCTTTTGTAAATTTCTTTCTGAATAGTATCTGCTGCCAAAGTTTGTAAACTACTAGTTACATTTACATAATTTGTAATTACTTCAGACCCTGTAGGAGGCAGTAAAGTTCCATCTTGATTGATACCAAATAAACTATAGTAAACGTTATCAGATACGTTTGTGTTGGTGTATAATTGAATGCCCAATCCTTTCAAAGCATCGGCAACAAGATCCAAAGACACGCCAGTCTCAGGATTATTGGTAGCGTTAAATCTATTAGATACATCCTTATAATAGATCCAGATGTTATCAAAGTGTTGACCAATCATATCCAAGAAAGTCAGATATGGTTGATTGTTATCGTCGTCCAATAGATACTGAGGAGCAGTATTTCTTAATAGATCCTTATTAGTGTAATCGTAAAAAGAAGCTGAGTAAAGTAAAGAAGAAGTAGTTGGAGTAGGTACAGTGTCTACGGCGCCTAACCAATTGCTAGCTTGAGAAGAGGATACAGAGTAGAGTACGTAAGGCTTTGTATTTGTTCTTTTTGGCCAAGTATAACTTCCTGAACTAAAGTACAAATAGTATTCGTAAGGATCAAATTTCTCTACTAAATTAGTGATAGAGCTTTGTAGAGATCCTATAGAAGATGAGGCTAATTGATTGTTTACAGATCCACTAACCGCGAATAAAGAGCTAGAATATATTTGAGCATTATAGCTCTCTATCAATCTTAATTTGTAAACGAAATTGTTTAATCTCTCTTCGGCAGAACTAAAGTGAATAAAGTTTTCAAAGTTCGTATAGTCTACGTTGATGGCTACAGACTTATCTTGATAGTAGCTCATCAATTGTTGGAAAGAAGAACTTACATTACTAGTCAATAAACTGTTGTAGGTATAATAAGGCGTAGTTTGACCTACTTTTTGTTCTACTCTAACTTTAAAATTTGGACCTCTTAAATTGTTTTGAGAAGCAGGTTCCTCTGATTCTATTTGAATGTCTACGTTAAAACTTACTGACTCTGCTACTTTATTAGATATCCATAATTGCGTCTTAACATCGTAATCTATAGGAAGAGGTTCATATAGTTTGATTAAAAGGTAAGATCCTTCATTATCGGTTGTGTACGCTACGTTTGTTGCAATGATCAATTCATTGTTTCCAAAGTTAAGATAGAAATCAGCGTAGTAATTTTTGCTAGCAACGTAAGATTGATACGCACTAAATCCGCTCAAGATACCGCTATCGCTTATGGTTTGAGATGCTAATTTAATCTCGGTTCTAGAGTTAGAAATTTCTTTGATCCAATAAAACTTTCCGTATTGAGAATTAAATAGATTGGTTAAAAAGCTGTATTGAATATTTAAAGCACCTCTATTATACCCAGATCTTTGTAAATCATTTTTAGGATCTAAAGAGATACTAGAATATAAATTGGTCTGAGAATCCGCAGTTAAATTAGGATAATAATCTAAAGCGTTATAGTTGGACTGTAATAACTGACCAGTAATATCGTAAATAAACGATTCTATGTAATCGTTAGTATTACCGAATTGAGCATTTATAAAATTAGACGTAAGTAATTGTACGTCTTGATTCAAATAGGTTTGCTCTTGTACTCCAGGCCCAGTGTATGTTATATTAACTAATTCCATTATACTATATTGCTTATATTAAGGTACGTTTGACTTAAATCCAAAATTTGTTGTCTTAAAGAATTAATCTCTTCTATCAGTGCTTGCTTCTCAGCGTCTATTACAGATCCTCCAATATATTGTTGGCTTCTTTGAACTAGATACGTGTGAGAATTTATAGATCCTGATACGGGGATGTCGAAGAATAGTTGATCGTAGTAACTAAAAAAATCGCTAACGGTTACAACACTTGCAGTTACCGCGAGAGTGGGAGATATTAATTCCGTAAAATTAGTATCTATAGCCTTATTGTAAGTGTTTATTCCGTAAACTTGTTTTATTAAATCAACGTTTGCCATTATCTTGTTATTTTGAAGATAGAGTTATTGTCTATTTCTATTGACTCTCCGTCAGGTAATACTGTTTTCAACAATAATTTATAATATCTTTCTGGTTCTAGTCCATTCATGTATACATCGAAATAACTGCTTGTACCATCGCAACTTACTTTAGTATAGTTGTTGTCAAAATCTACAACGATGTCTTCAGCCTTAACATCCTGAATTGCCCAATAAGATTGTTGAGGTAAAGCTTTATTGGTAAGGTACACAGAAGAGGTTGTGAAAGTTCTTGCTGGATAGGTATCTCTAGCGTTCACTCTAAATCTATATTTTCCCGTATTGGCTTTAAAGCTTCCTACGTTATTATCAAGAGAGGCGATAAATTGATTATTAGATATAACGCTCAAGCTTCCCGTGGTATAAGCACTATCGTCCCATTTCATTTCTAATGTAGGAGGATATATGGTATGAGTATCTACAGAGAAAAAATTCAATACTATATAACTACCAGAATCATTTTCTATTGCGGTTGGATGCTTAACAATAAATCCGTTATTATAAATAGATCCACTAAACCAACTATTTACTAGACTCGTTACATTTGCGTTTATGTCTTTGCTATCCTTATAAGAAAATGATTGAGTTGCATAAGAGCCTGTAAAGTTGCCGCCGCCTGGGGTTAGATAGTAAGAGCTATCTATCCATAGATTTGTAGTTCCAGTAAAACTAGTTGGACTTTCCCAAGAGGCCCCGTTAACCGTTACAGGATAGTCTGAAAATTTACCTGTGCCCATTTCCCAAGAAGAAGAGACTTGTCTAATTTCAAGACTATACGTAGTTGTTAAATTTTCAGCGTTAGCTAAATATAGTTTTAATCCTGCGCTCCAAGATCCAGTAGTAAAAGATTTTATTGTTTGGATATCAGCATCCGTAAAAGATATTAAAGATCTTCTTAAATCGTCGTTTAATATCGGAGTATTCGGTTGGGGTTCGTATAGGTTTACTGCTACGTTAATTCCATTTTTTACGGAAACCTCTAATATCTCGTCCAATCCAGTGTTTTGAGTTGGAAATCTAGAGTATAGAGAGGTGTCAGCTGTAGGAAATATTTTATATACTGCCATTGTTGTTTAGTTTAAAAAGATACTACGCGACCTTGAATGTCCGAAGTTGGGTATTTTACTTCGAATACAGAAGGATCTAGTGAAGGATATATTACGTTGTTTAATGAGCCGGCTGAAATATCATAACCGTATTGAGAATAACCATTGTTAACTCCAGACTTATTTACAATTTCTACTTTTTTAACAGTTTGAACTCCACTAACTTGATCTAGTATACTGTATACTTCTGATAAAATAATGGGTTGATTCACCTGCCAATTGTCAATGTTGAAGTAATCTTGTAATGACAATAAACATCTTGCAATAACGTCTTGACCATTAAAATTAGGTCTAATAATAACATCGAAATTACATCCAATATTAATTATATAAGCGCTCTTAATATTAACAGCGTCTGTCAACATTCTGTATTCGCTCAACCAATTCTGTACGTTTTGCATTAAAGCTGCGGATGGAACTGCTAAGTTATTGTTGCTATCAAGACCCAAAATATACATGCTGATTAGCATAGAGTCTCTTTCTGCTATATCTGATGCCATGTAGTTTTTAAAAGTAGCGTCGTCTTTTGTTACATACGCTTTACTAACTTTTCCAAATTTAGAAGGCATACTTAGAGTTCTAGCCAAATAATCCTCTTGAGTAACCGCTCTTAATTGACTTGGATATTCAGCCGAAATATTCAATCTTAATTGTTCTACTGTATCTCCATCGCCACCACCAACTGCCGGATTAGCATTATTGGTAGCTATAGTATTTTGATACGTTAATTTGTTTGCTAAATTACTTACGCTTGTCGCGATAGGAATTGTTAATTGATTCGACATCGCATTTGAAGCTGCTCCTCCTCCCACTAAATACTGCACTGTTAAGGTTACATTTTGTGGAGCCAATCCGTAGGTTTGTGTAGTTACGAAGTTTGTAGGATCGTAAGCAGTATTCAATAAAGTAAGACCGTTAGAGTTACCTATACTTACGTTATTTGGATTTGGAATGATTGCGGAATCTGCTTGAGAATTAATTCCTGAACCGAATTCAATTTGTAATGAGTTATCTGATTTGAATCTTGTTACAAATCTTCTTGGAACTTGTAATTTTTGAATCATGTAAGGAACTTGATTCGATTGTTGATACAAAGTAGGATAATTAGTTGCTGTATTTTGTACAGGATTTAGTATATAGTCTTGAGCTAAATAAGGAACTTCATACCAAGTGTAACCGTTACTATCCGTAATAGATAGTATATTAATGATATTAGAATCTTGTAAATTAATAGTAGCAAATCTTTGTCCAGTTCCAAAAGAAAAAGACTGATTCTTAACTTGACCAGAAATGGCTTGAGCTTTCTTTTGAATTAAATAGCTTTGAGGTACGTTACTTGCATTAATTGTATACACAGAAACATTAGTAGGATCTAAAGAAGACGAAGTATTAAAATCTACTTTGTTTGGGCAATAGAATACAATTGAATTATCTATGTTCGATTTTACTTGCATTCCTGAGGCCACAGTTAGTGCGTAAGACCAATCGGGAATTTGACTTCCAGAGACTGTTACTGCGGGAATTTGCATGTATACATCTAGATCTGTTATAGCTGCGCTTGTTACTTTTGGGCGATATCCCATCATGTAAGCAAGGGTGTATAAATTATTTTTTTGTTTTGCGTATTGTAAGAAAGTTTCTTGTAATTGGTTGTCCAAATAGAAAGATAAAACGTCACCAACATAAGAAGCCATTTCAATAAACATAGAACCAGGACTAGGCTGACTAAAGTCATTGTAAGCAGTTGGATAATACGATTTAGCATATTCAATCAAGTCAGATTTGAAGCTGGTAAAGTCTTTATTTAGATATTTTACGTCTATCTGATTAGGCATTTTTAAACGTTTTGTATTTGAATTGAAACAGCATCTGTCTCACTAGTGTTAATTAAGGTATAACTAAATTTTATCTTTATCGAATTTCTACCAGGATCTCCTGAAACTTCTATTTGGGCTACTTTTACATTTTGAAAATTAGCTTCTACTTGACTTATGATGGATTGCTTTAGCTCATCCAGTGTTGTCGAGGTAATTTGTTGAAACAGTCTCGATCTTAAACCTGCTCCAAAAGTAGGATTAAAAGGCCTCTCTCTTCTGTCAGTGAGTAAGAAGTTAATTAGGTTATACTTAGTTTGCTCCTTAGTTGTATACACAGATTGAAACGCCGTCTTTGCAGAAAAGGGTATTTTAACTCCTATTCCTGTAGAAGGTCTCAAATCAAGCGGTGATATTTGTCTTAATCCGTATGCCATTATATTTGTCCTTTAGCCAACATTTTACTCATTAACGCCGAAAAGTCAGGCACTTCGTTTATTTGTACCATGCTTGGATCGGAACTTGCTCTTGCTGTAGCCAACATACCGTTTACGTCTCCAACTGCTACTTGTTTAGGTTGAAAAAGATCCATTGGATTAGCCATTCCCATGCCTTCCGCTAAGTTATCAGTACTGTAAGAAGCAAACTCATCGTTGTCTTGGGCCATTCCAACCGCAGTCTCGTTTAACAGACTTGCCATAGGATTGCTTGATGCAAAGCTTGGTTTTGGTCTAACGGGCTGTGTGTTTAGAGTCAATGGGACAGCTTTTTTGGCTACTATTGATTCTTTTATAACCGGCTTTTCTACGTTAGAGGATGCGATCTCCTTAATAATGGAGGGCATTTCTTGACGGATGGCTTTAACCACCTCTTCTCTTATCAATTTTCTAAGTAAATCTACTTTTGCCATATCTTATAAATATTAATTTTTAAAAGTTCTATAATTTAACGTTCAGATTTCATAGTGCCTAAATCCGTGGCAAGTTGTTGTGACTGTTGGGCCATAGTCTTTCTCATTCTTTCTCTTAATTTTTTACCTCCAGAAAGCTTGTTCACAAATGCATTAAGTCCTAAT